GCATCCACATCCATGCCTTCGCTCAAATTGATAAGAAGGGTGCCGATAGCGGTGTTACGAATGCGAAGCTGTGCCGCCGTAGCATACGTAGGGGCAAGCCATACAAAGGCAAGCTTTTCATTAACAGACAGTTTGTCATAATCAATCTTATCGTGCTTAAACTCCTTTACAGACCGCTCAAACTCCTTGCCGCGATACAGACTATTTTGAGCAATCAGCTCCAGCACAGTATCAACAGCCTCCATGGTTAGCTCTTCCAGAGAACGCTTAAATACGTTTGCGGAGTCACGCCACTGAGCCATCTTGGTAGCTACGTCATCTCCGCTGGTAATGAATCGCTGCGGAATATTGACTGCGAAATGATCCCAGGTATGTACTTCCTTGTGGTTTTCATCGTACTCGTAGTTCATCTCGGTGCCGAACATATTGCCAGAACCGATCATATTGCGGCTGATAAAGTACGGATTCACAATGGCGCGGCTCTTTACATAGGCGGCCAGCGTATCAACAACCGGCTGGTACTTGGCAGACTTTGCATTGAAATCCCAGATGGAAATCAAATTGTAATTCTTATCAAACGCCACCAGCTTGCCGATATTCTTCACAAAGCGACGGCAGCAGGAGCAATCATACTCACGCCGCTTACGGAACAACTCATTCGTGCCAGCCGGGAAGCTGTCAAGATACAGATTGTACAGTTCATCCTCGTCTGCATCGGTGATAAACAGTGGATTCTCGCCCTTCACCATCTCATTGAAGTGGTCCTGCAGCAGCGCACGAAATTCCTTAAAATCAGACATTGTTTTCATTCTCCTTTTAAATTACAGTAAACTGTCACAAATGCATTCGGTCGGGCTTTCAAACATCGACTCAGTCCATGACCATGGAATTCCCTTTAACATATAGAAATCATCATCATCGGCGTAACTCTCGATCTCATAGGTTTTGCCACTATACTTAACCATATCGTTGTTACAGTAAAGAGTTCGATTGCCTGCTGAAGGGCCATACAGGACGGGATAATCGCGGTCGCCAACCAAATCCGAACGGATCGTTACCAGATCACCCGGCTGATACAATAAACTATCCATCACCATCACATTCACCTCACAACAAAGATTCGCAGCAGCATTCGCCACTATCTTCTTCAACAAACATATCGTCAGTCCACAAGACGTTCTTGTTGCATTCTTTGATAACGTATCTGCTAAGGGCATATCCTTCTATCGTAACGATTTTGCCCAAAAGACTATTTCTTATATCAATCGTTCTTTCGCTGATTGTAACAGTGTTTTTCGCCAGCTTATCTGTAAGTGGACCAGATAACATATGATATCTGTCGTCCTTATAAAAAGCATTTGCTTGTACTTGAACCTGATCGCCCGGCCTATATTTATAATTCATTTGACCACCTCACAGCAAAGATTCACAGCAGCATTCGTTTACCGACATCGGCTCAAACATTTCATCAGACCAGTACAGATGATCAGGGTCATTATCGATTTTGTAATAACCCAGCTCATAAGAAATGATTTTGTGGACTGACCCCTTATATTTTCCGATATGATATACAGTCCCGGGTTCGCATCCAGCTTTGGGACCGGAACGCATACGATACTGCATGTTTCGATCAATATCGTCGCGAACTTTTACGAGGTCGCCAATTTCGTACAGGTATTTCCCTTCCATAATTCACCTCACAGCAGCGGCGTGCAGATACATTCGTTGGGCGCTGCAAACATCTCGTCCGTCCACCGATCGCACCCGTAATCTTCGTCGATGTAATAGCGGCCATTTCGCTTGCCGGCAATATGAACCACAGTGCCAAGACGCTGCGCCTGAGAATAAGTAAGGGTGGCACTGACATCATTTGCTCGGTAACCGGAACGCATATAATACTGAACACCGCGCTCCAAATCAGGCCGAACAAACACTTCCTCTCCGTTTTTGTACTGATAATATCTTGACATCGCTCTACTTCCTCCATTCCATTACAGCAGTGAATCGCAAACGCACTCGTCCACGACAAGCGGCTCAAACATCTCGTCAGTCCAGATGCAGCCATCGATTCCTTGTGCTTTGTAAACACCACGATCTTGTACGATTTCCTGAATGACAATCTCTTGTCCTGCGTATTTTTTCATCCAAGAAAGAACCAGCCAGCACTGACCTTTATTTTTGCCAGACAACATTTTATAGTCTTCATATTCAAAGAGCTCAGGTTTAACGCGGACTCTGTCGCCAGGGTGATACATGTAATCAGTCATTCTGTTCCTCCATCATCAAACCAGTCCGACACACGATCAGACATTTCGTCCATCTTATCCTGGTCTGCCTTGACGTAATGCATCGTGACACGCTGGCTGCTATGCTTAAACTTTTCTTGAAGCATCTCGATCGTTTGCCCAGATGTACCAGCCTTTTTCGCTGTCTGAAGTGCAGCCATTGCATAGGTTTTGCGCATGGTATGAGTGGACAGGTCGATATCCAGCTCACACGCCTTCCCTGCTTCTTTCAAGATCCTATAGAATCCGCGCACTGTCAGAGGACCACCCTTGCGACTGCGAAACAGATAATCAGATTGACTGATCTCGAAATCCTGTTCATCGAAATAATCTTCCAAAATGTCGGCTGCCATCTTGGGGATCTTGCACACATTGCGCTTGCGGGTCTTTTCTTCGATCAGTTCGACATGCTCTTTCACACTGCCATCCTGTTCGTAAACATCGGCCGTTTTCAGATTGAGAAGATCGCCACAACGAATACCCAGACTGCACCCGAACACGAAAATCGCCTTGTTGCGTAGACGAAACTTGGGGTCGCCGTTGGAAGCAAGATAATTCGCCAGTTTCTGGAAATCCTCTTTGGAACGAATCGGATCAGCAGGCGAAGGTTTGATGCGGCCATCCTTTGTATAAAGGCTGTTGGTTGGCTTTGTCTTGCGCTTTTTCTTGCGAGCGGCAGCCACGATGTCCCAAATCATTTCCTTCAGCTCGGCTTCGCTCATGGTGATGTGAGCTTCGGAACCAGGCTGTTGCGGGAACTGAACTACGCGATCCTTGCGCTTACGTGCCGGTTCTGCCATTGATCTTCATCCTTTCTATGTAAATCAATATCTGTGTTGATATTTTTCTCTGTAACGCAGGTTATGAGTGTATAGCTCATTATCAAAATCGTTGATCATGCGGCACTTTTCTTTGTATTGGTGCTGCTGTGTCAGCTCAGTTTCGACGTACTGCTGGCGCTCCTGACAGTGATCGTGACACCCGGGATAACGCTTGGGAGCCACACAATAATGGCAGGGATTCTGCATTTTCAAATCATTCCAATCATAGTAAACTTTCGCAAACACAAGCAGCACTATATTTGTCCTGCGTCAGGAACATCTGATCCGTCCAGGCATATGATTTATTGTCTTCTTCAATGAAGTATTGACCATCAATATGTTCTGCGATATGAACGGTCTTGCCTTCGAGCTCTTTCATTTCGTCGACAACAGTGTTGTATGTTTTGGGATTGGGGCCGGACATCATAAAGTAGCTGCAATTCTTTCTGAGATCTCGCTTTACGACCACTGCGTCACCGACATCGTATCTGTATTTCATAGTTCACCTCACAGAATGCTATCGCAGCAACACTCATTGATTGGAATGAACATCTCGTCGGTCCAGCCATAATCAAACTCTTCCAGAGTGTATCCATCTCCTCCGTGGCGAGGACCATGAATCGTAAAAATCTTTCCAGCCTGATCTGCCATTTGATCAACCACATTGTAGGTATAGTCCCCATTGTGGCGGCCTGACCTCATACGATAAACTTCACGGCAGTTCAGATCTGGGCGAATCATTACTTTATCGCCGGGCTTATACATCAATTCCATATTTCTACCTCATTTTCTTTTTTATCAAAATCACTTTCTAAATCCGATGCTCTGGAAACGGGAGGACGCACGATCGGAGACATTCGTCACGCGACCTGGCGCGTGACCCTGGTCTCGGATCGAAGGACGAGTGTTTCTTGACAAGGATTGGCTGAGGCCAGCTGCACGATCAGGGGCCTATGGCGGAGTGCAGCGGCCGATTGCTGTGGTATTCTTCTTAACATCCGCCTTGGGCGTGATGCTCGCTCTTTTGGAACGATATGCAAAGTGATTTTTTTTGTTTACTGATTACTGATTGGGCTCATCGAATTCGATTTGTTCGCCCATGGATGCAGCCGTTTCACAGACTTCATCAAACAGAACATCTCTGCCGACTTCCAACATTGCCTGGTGAATGCGCGGCTCTGCGGCGGCCACAATGGTATCGCAGAAATTGGTATCGTCTGTGTTGATCGATTTCAGATTCAAACTTTCCACGATCTCTTTGACATCCTCAGGACCCCAGAACACCAGGGCTCGCCGATCCTCTTCGTAGACCACTTCTGTTTCGATGCCCGTAGAATAGAAGATCATGTCTGCGACCTTTTCGAGTTCTTTTGACGAAATCTTTCCATCCCGACACATAATTTCAATCATAGATCATCACTCCTTGTGTATGTCTCCATTTTTATGCAACAACGCCCTCTTTGGGACGAAGATCCTCTTTGAGCATCGCAATGATATCGGTGCCGAACTTCGCATTGTAGCGACGGATCAATTCGTCAATCACCTCAGGCTCGACCATGTGATAATAGTTGAGCTTGCCATTGAACTTTTGCAGATCTTCCAGCTCCCAGGTTCTGCCGTGTTGCTTTGCATTGATATAATTCGTCAAAGCCGAACGGAACATTTTAAGATTGCGCCAGCCGACTGTAATCTGATTGTCCTTATTCCACATCAGGCCGAGGCACCAGTTCTTGCTGGAGTGCCGGTTACCGTAATGCGTTTTCGTTTCGTTCAGAGTAAACGGCGCATGAAAGAAGTTCAGCGCATCAATGATAATTTGCTGAATTTCCATCGGGTCAAAATGATGATAACAGCTGATGAGAATGTCATCTGCATATCGTGTGAAAGTAAACTCGCGATCGATGCCATCCTTTGCTTTGTAGCCATAGCACAGCTTGCGCGTGATGCAGTGGTCAAACGGGATCATCATCACATTGGTAAGCCACGGACTGATGGGAGTTCCCTGCGGTAGGCCGTTGCGAAGGAAGCACAGGTTGACCGCCTTTGCCAGTTCGTCTCGGCCATGTGCATCCTGCATGATCAGAGCGAATGGATAGATCACACTCATCATACCGAGCAGAAAATCCGGTGTCGTACTTGGGAAGAAACCATGAAAGTCAAACTTGACCGCCCAATGATTCTGATAATTTACGACCGTTTTCATGCCGGTCGCCTCATCAACGACGGTTTTATTGTGACCTGCCTGATGCTTACGGACTGCATCGATAAAGCTGCGATTGGGAATATATGCGAAAGCATTCGTGTGATAATCTGCGATCATAAAGCTCTTCAGCAGTTCCCGCAGCTCGATCAGTGCATCAGAAAGAGTTTCATCGGGCGCATCAATGGGTCGCCAGCCGCCAGATTTCTTTGGAATCTCAAAGTGAGAGTAATGACTCGGGATATCGCTGGATTCAAGCGCCGCATACTTCACGTTGTAGGCCGCCAGCTTCTCGATCATCTCAGGAACATTGGTGATGGCACGAAGCTTGGCGGTTAAATCGTTGCGGCATACAGTCATTGTAGATGTGTTGCTGCCGCCATAGTGCAGTGCTTCTACATTCTGGACACCGGCGAGGATCTCATCAAAAGTGATCTGCCGGGTCTTAGGAGGATTCAGATATGTAATGTACATTGTTTCTCCTTTATGATTTCATCGTGATCTAAATGGGTTTCTTGAGGCTAAAACGCGTGCAGCAGGAGGTCCCGATCATGATTGGATGCTGAGATTGGCTATATAACCGCCTTCAGGCGACCCAAAAAGGTCGATTTGAACTCTGCGGGAGCACCGTCGGCCGGTGGCACGTGTTTAGTTTTGCAATGTTGATGCCTCAGGGGGAGGACCCCCTCTTCTCAACAATGCGATACACTTGGCTTGGCCTAAGTGCGCTGTTTATGAAAAACAACTATTCATCACGATTTTTTTATTTACGATTTTATCAGAACGCCATGACGCTCTCTTCACCCAGAATGAACGGGGTTGCAACGATCTGCTTCTTCAGCTGGTTGCCTCCCACGAAATTGATAAAGTTCGTAACCGCCAGACAGCAGATGAAACGAACGGTCGGTGCAACACCCTGAACGATGCCACATGCAGACACCGGCGTACTTACCTTTGCTTCCTCGTGAGTGAAGTTCATGGAGTTCTTCAGATTGTCGATCTGCTTGCGATCCTTCCAATCGGCCGACCAGCACTGTGCATCATACAGGCCAGTGCGGATATCGAACACACCGAGCAGCTCAGGATTGTACTTGTTCTTCTCCAGGAACTGCTTGCGGATCTCGATGCTGTCCACGGCCAGGAACACATAACCCTTGACGGTTTCGCCCTGCCAGCCATTGGGCATCAGAACCAGATCCTCTTTGATATCAGGATTCACACTGCACAGGATATTTGCCAGTGCTTCAACCTTGGAATGAGCGATGTTCGGCTGAAAGAACATCTGGTTTACAATATTCTTAGACTCAACAAAGTCCATGTCCCACAGGGTGAACTTGGTCAAACCGTATCGTGCCAGCAGCTCGGCCACAGTAGAGCCGACCGAACCACAGCCAATGATATGAATACGACCCTTAACGGATGCAGGGTCAAACACCATTTCGATTTTGCTCAGATCCATTGTTGTTTCCTTTCTTAGTCCTGAAATGCTTCAGCGTAGGGATAGCAGCTCGAATTCCAATTGTTCATCAGGTCATTCGGATTCTCCTGATAATACTTCATCAGATTGGATTCGCTTCCCTTGCTCTTGGCTGAATCGATCTTAGGGGCGGCTCCACCCGTGACAGTTTTCAGCGCCGGGTTCGTCGTGGCTGCCGGTTTCGTTTCTGCTTTTGTTTTCGTGGACGCGGCTGCGGTGTTTGTGTTACCAACGAACGCGCCTCCCTGATAAGCTGCTGTACCCGCGTTGTAGTTGCCGGAGTAAGCTGCACCATTGTAGTTGCCGCTGTAGCCACTGTATGTGGTTGTGACCGGCTTTTGGACGAGCGCTTCCGCCTGTTCGAGAAACCCTTTCGTATCGGCCTCTCCAATCGTCACTTTGACATCATCGCCGCTGTAGATGACATTGTCCGCCATGTCCACAACACGGACGTTATACTCCCGCCGCTTGTTCCAGATCATAAAGACGTAGTAATCCTCAGAGCTCAGGGTATCAATGAGATCCCACTGATTCTGCATATCCACGCCGCTGGGAGAAGTGCTCATGTTCACATGACTGTGGCCCTGGAACCGCAGCGTATTAAAGGATTCATCGTCCAGCTCATACAGCCAGGTCGTATACTTTTCCTGGTCCGTATTCACTGTTGCGCCCGTGACCTGCTGCGGATAAACCAGGATCTTGGTGATTTGGAAGTGAGTCTTATCAATGCGATTCACCAGACCGTGCCAGGCGACCTCGGTACTGAAGTGATCGATCAGGGCACACATCTCGTGATAAGCTTCCAGAGTGAAATTCACCTCGACTGCGTCCTTGGCAGGCTTGGAAAAATTCTTGTTAAAGGAGAACTTATCCGCCTGCAGATTACCCAACGCAGAAGCCTGTGCATAGAACTCCTGCAAAATCCCTTGGATCAGTTCGTCATTCATCTTAACCGGCTGCATACTTCAAACCTCCTTATGCCGTTTCTCTGCTTTCGTTTTCCAGAATCTCAACCACCTGTTTGATGGTGTAGAGATTGCCATCCTTATCTTCCAGACACTTCCGATTACTATAATCGCCGAACAGCTTTTCCATCATCCATTCGACGACCGTAGAATCCGTCCAGTTGATATAGGAAGAAGAAGTTACCAGAGTAGACAAAACGCCGATGTAATCACGACGAAGAGCCAAATCCTGAAGCATACCGCGATAGCCGCCGTAACAGGTAAACCGGTCGATATGCGGCTGAGGAAAACGATCCTTCATCAGGTCTTCTCGGTGATTCATGTTAGTGCTTCTGACGGCTTCGACGCGGCAGTCATCATAGACGATCCACTCGCAGTAGACACGCAGATTGAACCGGTGCTCTTTCCAGATAGCCAGGAACAACTTCTTGGTAAGATCCATATCATACGGGCTCTCCTCGTAGATGTAGCTGGACATCTTATCCTGCTTTTCGACATACTGCTTAAAGATATCTTCGTTGTAGTCATTCAGATAGCAGTTCACGCCGACCCACAGCTGATTGCCGGACTTATCCAGAGCGATAAGAGATTTGTTCGCCTTGAAGAAATCGACCAGCTCCTTCTCATCGTCTCCAGAGTTGCAGGCACGATTCCGGAGCACCAGAAGCTTCATCTGCTCTTCATCCACCTGCTTCATGGCATTGCGGGCGCTGCTCATATAATCGTTGACGTTGTTTTCTGCCCGGCGGACACGTTCTTCCTGATCGTGGATCGAGCGGGTGAAGTTCTGACTGCAGAATCCCTTGAGCATGC